AGTATCTTTTTGTTAAAAAAAAAGAGGCAAAGTATCTGTGCGTCGGACGGTTTAGTCCCGAGACTGGACACTTTCTTGTTTAATAAAAACGGTTATATCACTTTTGGGACAGCGAACGAAGAATCTGCATTTTCGGGATTTCAGGATTTTCAGGATTTAAACAAGTTAAAAAAGGGCCAATGGAGATCAGAACACAACATATTGTCAACCGGGAAAAAAAGGAGATCACAATGATGCTTTACGGCATGATTGGAAAGGATTTCGATGGTGACTATTTTGCCAAAGAGCTTGAATATGCTGACAGAATTTACGACCAGGTGACAATCCGTATTAATTCTGACGGGGGACTTGTTACTCAGGGATTATCTATCATTAGCCAGCTCGTCCAAATGAAGGCTTATACGATTGCTCAGATTGATGGCGTAGCTGCTTCGATGTCCGCGGTAATTCCTTGCGCTTGCGATGAAGTCCGGATGAATGACTATGCCAGGATTATGATTCATTCACCATATATGGTCGATGATAATATGAAAGCAGTAAAGATGTCGGCAAAGGACAAGAAGACCGCCGAGTCTGTCAAGGGTATCCTCGTTGATTTGCTTTCGAAACGGGGCAAGTCGAAAGAGGAGATTTCCAAATTACTGAATGACGAAACATGGTATACAGCTGATGAGGCTCTCGCTGCCGGTTTGATCCATTCAATTATCGCAACTGACCGGCCCGAACTTAAGGCGGTTTCTTCCGCACAACTGGTGGCTTGTATTCAGAAAGAAGTTGACACACTACACACACACCCAATTATAAAAATGAAGCAAATCTGCGCAAAATTAGGACTGCCGGAAAACTCTGACGAGTCGGTGATCCTTGCAAAAATGCAGGAACGCGAAACCGCTGCCGCCGCTCAAGGCACGAAGTTGGTTGACCGTTACCTTGAGCTCGGGCGGAAGTCCGGGGCTGTAACCGATGATAATGCTGAAAAAATGCGCAGGCTTGCCGGTGCAGACTTTGAGCTGTTCGTTGACTTATTGAAACTTGATACTGTCGTTACACCGATAGTTGAAAAGGATCGCATCTCGAATCACATCGTTGACGCACTCGGCAAAAAAGCCGACGAAAAAAACGAAAAGGATTTTGACTGGTTCCAGAAAAATAATCCACAGGCACTTGCCGCAATGGAGATCGCTGAACCCGAACGGTTCAAGAAGTTGTTCGAAGCGTACAACGCTCAGTTTATTTAATCACCTCACACTTGTAAGATGTCAGATCCAATCGTAAAATGGCCTTTTGGCGACGCAACCGTCGAAGTATTGGCCGCGACAGGCGTGTTAGCGATTAATATCGTTAACGAAATGACCATCATTGATGGCGCCTCCACCATCGCTACGGGAAACCGTACGATCAACCTAACCGTGAGCCCTAATGTGGGTATCGGTGCAATGATTGTGCTGAAGGCGAAAACCACAGCCGTCGAAACATTGACATTCGGCACAAAGATGCTGGGTGCCCTGATCACTGGCGTTGCCGGAAAAACAAAGGCCACTACCTTTATTTACGACGGTACCAACTTCATCAATGCCGGTACTCCAATCCAACTGGATTAACCTTTTAATCTTTTTTTCAAATGGCAGAAATTAGTAAAGTAGCGTACTCGAAGGAACTTTCGAAGTATTTGTCTCCCAACAACGCATTCTACCTCAAGAGCCGCCTCGTAACTGAGGCAGCAGATGCAGGCAGTTATGAGATCCCGCAGATGAGCAACCCGAGCAAGGTCCACAAAGGACAGCCGGATTCCCTTCCCGTAAAGGTGAAGATTGCAACCGACAATAAATTGGTTGCAAACATGTATCAGTTTTGGGCAGACCCCATCGCGATCACCAGCGAGAGCGAGATCGTGACCAATTATAGCAAGCGCCAAAACCACCAGGTGCAACAGGCTGCGCAGATTGAAACGGCAATTGCCGATCATGCGGCTTTGTCCTGGGCACCGCTTTTATCTTCCGGTTTCATTGTTCCTACTACAGGAGCTGCACGTGCAACCGGCGCTGCAACTTTGACCGGCACCCGTAAGGCAGTCACCAAAGATGATATGATCAAGGTTCAGGCAATGCTGCGCCGTGCGAATATCTTCGGTTTACCTGGTGGATTGTTCGCACTCGTCACCGACGACGTGTATTCTGACCTGTTGGCCATTGCCGACTTTGTCGACTACCAAAAACTGGGAGTGAGCGACAAGCTCTCCCAGGGAATCATTGGCCGTATTCTCGGCATCGAGATCATGAGCCGCACAAACGGGTTTGGTCACATCGGTGTATTGCAAAATGCAGCCGGAACAGCCAACCTTTCGGAAGCTACCACAGTGGCCACCGACCGTCCGGTTTCGTTGTTCTGGCACGAAGCGTATGTTTCGCGCGGTGAAGCAGCCGTTCAGGCGAATGTCACCCCGAATGCACCAGGTTATCTTGGAGCAACCATCATTGAGGCGTGGAAACGCTTTGGTGCGAGCCCTGTCCGCGACGACGCAAAGGGAACTGTTGCTCTGGTAGAAACGGTGTAAGCGAATTGCACGAATTTTAACGAATTCCACGAATAAAAAGGGCAGGCACACCGCCCGCCCTTTTTTCTAAAACCTTCTTTCTGATGAGTAAAACACAATTTCTTGTTATTCACTGTACCGCTACGCCAGCAGGCCGCGAAGTGTCATCCGAGGACATCCGGCATTGGCATATGGATCCGGAGCCAAAAGGCCGGGGATGGAGTCAGGTTGGCTATACCGATTTATTTCACGTGAATGGCGGCGTTGAACGGCTTGTTTCGAATAACGAAGATGATAATGTTGACTGGTGGGAAATTACAAACGGAGTGGCCGGAAAGAACTCAATCTGCCGCCACATTGTCTATGCCGGCGGCATGACGATTGAAAACAAAAAGCCTTTTGACTCTCGCTCCATCATGCAAAAGGAGGCCATGCGGAAATATGTTATCGAGTTTCGGCGCAGGAATCCGGGTGTAAAGATTGTCGGTCATAACTATTTCGATAAAGGTAAGGCATGCCCGAGCTTCGATGTTCAGGTTTGGCTGCTTGGAATCGGAATTAACCAGGTATTGTAATGAGCGATCTATTATCAATCATATCAATCATCCTGAACGGACTCCTCGGAGGCGGTTTTTTTATTCAGTTTGTCACGCTCCGAAGCCTGAGAGTAAAAGCCCAGGCTGAAGCTGACACAGCAAGCGCTAATACCGAATCGGTTGAACTTGAAAATGTCAATAAAGCTATTACGATATGGCGGGAGATGGCAGAGTCGCTGAAGGCAGAGTTAAAAGAGTCGAGGGATAAATATTCGGAGGTTGCTATACAGGTAGAAGCGCTGCGCAGGGAGGTGGCAAAAGTGAATAATACGAGTAATAAAATCCTCCGGCTGTTGGACCGTATTACGATTGATAACCTTGAAAAAATTGTCGAACAAATAAAAGTAGAGATCAATGAAAAAGGAGAATAAAATATTAATGATCATTGCGATCATCCTGATTATGCTGGCTTGCAAAACAGCACAGCAGCCAATTAACGATGTACCAATCCTGCGCAAGGAAAGGATCGTCGAAAAGCTTATACCTGTTGTAAACCCCGCCGACAGCGCCAATATTGTGGCGTTGTTCGAATGCGATGAAGAAAGGCAGGTGATCTTAAAGCAATTGAGTGAGGAGAAAAGCAGCCGGATGGAGAGTCAGTTTACTTTCAATAGCGGGCAACTCAAATACAAAGCTCAAACCAAGCCACAGACAGTTTACCTGCCATCAAAAGACAGTATTATATATCAGGATGTTCCCATAAAAGTTAATGTGCCATTTGAGGTTAACAAAGTAACCGGGTGGCAATGGACGCAGATATATGCAGGCCGGTTACTATTAGGATTTGCCCTGGCATTCGGGGTCTTCAAATTATTAAAGTTTAAATCATTCATTTAAAAACCTTTTAAAACTCAATTAAATGCCAACTCCAAATGTAGGGATTATTGATGGTGGCGACATACTTGTATATGTTAAGATTGCCACGGTTTGGACACCAGTTGCACATTGCACCGAGTGTTCGATTCAAAACAGTACAGAGGTACGCTCCAGGTCAACGAAGGATACTGGCCGCTTCGATCAGAAACGCGCAGGGAAACAAGGTACAACCATTTCGGTAAGTGCCCTGGCAACCTACGATTCATACAACTATTTCGATCTGCGTGCACTTCAGCTTGCCGGTACCGAGGTTGTATTGAAATATTCTGGACGTCCTGCTGCCGACGTCGCGAGCGGGAAGGCTGTTATTGCTGAAGCTACTGGCGACAAATATGAAACCGGTTCATTCATCATTACCTCTGTTGAGCGCAATGACGCAAAAGACGCGGATAGCACAATGACTGCCTCGTTCGAGAATTCGGGACCTGTGACCATTGGCACAGCGCCGGCAGTTTAATTTTCTATTTGTAGAGACAAGGCATGCCTTGTCTCTACATTAACAATCCATCCCATGCAAGTAAAAATTAACAATAATAATTACCCGATCCGCGTTACCCTCGGTGCTCAGCTGCTCTTTAAGCAAGATACCGGAAAAGAGGTTTCAGCGATGGACGGTGTCGAGGACTTTGGAAAATACCTATGGTGTTGCACAAAGTCTGCATCGATGGCTGACGGCGTTGCGTTTGATATTCCTTTCGATCAGTTCCTACACTCATTTGACCAGGATCTTTTAGATCAATGGGAGGAGCTTCAGCAGGAATACGTTGAAAAAAAAACGAAAATGATAATTGCGCGATCGGAGAAGTTTCTACAAAACAGTTCGATAGCGGAATCGCAAAAATAGAAGACCTGCTCGCGGAAGGGTTATTGATGGGATTGAGTCGCCCGGATTGGTTGGCACTGACCCCTAAGCAATATACCATTTTCCGCGAAGCCTGGTATCGGAGGGCATCCGCAAAAGAACACGAAACATGGGAGGTTGCCCGTTGGCAGGTATTCCGAACCTTATGTCCACCCGCAAAAAAGCAAATATCTATTACGGATCTGATTGAGTTTCCCTGGGAAAAGCAGGAAGCTGAAAAACCAACAAAAGAGAGCTCGAAAGAACGCTTTGAAAATCTAAAAGAACGCTGGAAATGAGTAACGGTAGAGTAGCAGAATACATTGTTAAACTGGTAGGCCAGAATGCGCAGCTGATGGGTCAGCTTAACCAGGCGAATGCCGGGCTAAGCCAGATGACCAATCAGGCAGGTATGGCACAACGGGCAAATGGCGCTTTGTCGAGCACACTGAAGAGCGTTGCTGCCGCCGCTGCCGGTGCATTTTCTGTTGTTGCCATTGGCCAGTTTTTGAAGGCGTCCGTAAACGCTTATGAGGAAAGTGAAAAAGCCCAGGCAAAAGTAGCCCAGGCAATCAAGACGACTGGCGGAGTCGCTGGAGTATCTCTGAAGGAACTAACTGCCATTGCTGCGGACTTCCAAAAATCAACACTGTTCGAGGACGACTCGATCATGGATGGCGTAACTGCCCAATTACTCACGTTTACGAACATTACGGGAACTAATTTTAAAAGGGCGCAGGTTGCGGCGCTTGACCTGGCCACTGTTTTAGGATCCGACCTTAAAGGACAATCAATTCAACTGGGTAAAGCCCTGGAGAATCCGGTTGCGGGAGTTACGGCATTATCACGTGCCGGGGTAACATTTACCGCATCACAAAAAGCGGTCATTCAAAGCCTTGTAGATACCAACCAACTTGAGGCAGCCCAGTCAATCATTTTAGATGAAATTGCTACGAAGTATGGCGGACAGGCTGAAGCCGCCGCAAAAGCGAGTACGGGGATTACCCAACTTTCCAATAGTTTTGGAGACCTGATGGAGAATATTGGCGGGGTAATTGCAAAGGGCGATACATTTAAGTCTACGATTGCCGACCTGGGCACAATAACCGAAGTTTTGGGGCGTTCTGATTATTCGGGACTTGAAAAATTCTTTGCGCTATTAGACCCGTGGGCGGATGAAACGTTAGCGTATAAAAAGGTTTTAGAGGAGACGGCCAGAGCGCAAGCGAATATCAACGAGATTGCCAGCCGGACACCACAGTATTATGCGGATCTGGCACTGAAGCAAAAAGCGGCAGCCGATGCAGTAAAAGAGGCGGATAAAGAAAAAATGAGAACCCTCGATGGTGTAACTGCGGCTCTTGCTTTGGCAAAAGAGGCGCAGGGTAGCGTCAACTCGGAAGATAAAAAAGCTGTAGCGGCAATTAACAAGCAGGTTACTGCGCTAACGCTTAAGAAAGAGGCTTTAGAAAAGCTTTATGAGGTTCAGAAACCACGCGAGAAGGTTACAAAGCTTGCACCAATGGAGCAGCGGCTGGATGTGAAAGCAGTTGTATCAGGCAAAAAAGCAGATCCACTTGCAGGGCTACGAATTAAACCACAGGTAACGTATGAAAGCGACACCCTAAAAGACTACTCAAAGGAACTGGGTATCATTACACAAAAGCAACTGCTTTACGGCAATGCGCTCGGCACGGTGATCGCAAAAAAGGAGGCTACGCAAGCAGCTATTGACGGGCTACTCAGCGAGGGATACTCAGCCGAAAGCCTCGAAGTACAAAAGCTGATGGGTATTTACGATCAGTACAACGCCCAGCAAACACAAATACAGGGCATATCCGAGAAAACAAAAGAGACACTATCGCAAATGGGTAGTGCCTTTTCGACATTGGGATCGGGTATTGGTGGAGCAGCGGGCGACTGGGTCAGCTTCGCCGGAACCCTGCTTGAGTCGATACCACAACTAATCACTCAAATCACCGCCTTAGTCGGTGCCCAGGTAGCGGGATCAGTGGCCAGCGCAACGGCCACGGGTGCTGAGGCTGCTGCCTCGGGAGCGAATACACTTGCCAAAGGCGCAGAGGCTGCTGCAATTGGTGTGGTAACAGCCGCAAAGATAACAAGCGCAGTTACAGGAGTCGCGACAGCTGCAACCGAGGTGGCCGCTTCAGGAGCTGTCACCGCTGCAAAAACTACAGAGACATTTGTCTCGGGTGCAGCGGGAGCAGCTAAAATGCCGTTCCCCGCCAGTTTAATTGCACTGGCATTGGTGATCGGAACCATCGGAGCAGTACTCGCCTCAATTCCAAAAGCAAAGAAGTTTGCTAATGGTGGTATTATATCGGGTCCAACGTTGGGGCTTATGGGCGAATATCCGGGCGCGTCAAATAACCCTGAGGTAGTTGCTCCATTGAGCAAACTAAAGGGCATGATTAACGACCGGAGCGGTGCAATGGATATCAGTGTTCAGGACATTGTATTAACCGGATCCCAATTGAGAATTATACAAAGGGCAACAGACAGACAATTAAACAGGAGGTCGTAGGGGAGAAATGGCGACAGAGAGAAAGGGAAAGTTCATAATTCATAAATCATAATTGACGATGTACGGATTACGCATAAGGCTTGAATTTAATGATGATTTGGATAGTTACTACGCTATAAATCTGTTACAGCGTGACTATTCCGGACAGGCCGACGTGCGCGAACTTACCGGGACGCCCGCGATTATCGAAATTGGTGACAGCGGCGCGGAGGAGTTTCCGATCGTTATGGGAGCGATGGCTACTGTTAATTTTTATGCCGAGGATGGCGACGACTGGGGTGTACTCTACACGGCTGACCGTCGCAGGTTTCAACTTGAGATCCGGAAGGATAATGCAGTAACCGGACCTATTATATTTACAGGATGGTTGATGCCACAGGAGTACTCAGAGCGTTTAACCTGGCAGCCCACATTATCGATCAAGGCAATCTGCGGTCTTGGAGAGTTAAAGGAGCTGGATTACCTCGACGCTTCTGAGGCTCGTTTTTCCGGTCGTAAATCATATCTCCAGATACTTACTGATCTTTTATCAAAACTCAATCTAAACCTTCCGATTCACTCGGCCATTGACTGGCGCGATTCGTCGATGGCTGCCGGTGATGCTTTTGCCCAGTCATTTGTTGACGTATCCATTTATGACGGATTGAATTGCCGCGAGGTGTTAGATCAAATACTCATTGGCTGCCGTATTATGCAACGCTCCGGAGCATGGTATGTCGAAAGCTACACTGCACTGAAGCGTGCAACTCATACCCAATACAATTACAACGGTTCCGGTGTGTTTTTATCGGCAACCGAAGCCGTTTCGCTACGTGGAGAAATTAACCAGAAGGAAATATGGACGGAAGGCACACCCATGCTTCAGCGCTGGCCCGCATATGATAAGTTGATACTTGGACAGGACTACGGGAAAAGAGAGTCGTTTTTTAAAAATCATCAATTTTCTGATGGGCTCGATTCATGGCAAAACGAAACGGGTTTCCCGTATTTGTTTACAGCCCCTGCGGAAAGTGATGATACGTTCGTGAAAATAGATGGTCCAACTGATGGAGGTTTAAGGCAAAGCGTTACAATAAATGTGGGTGAGGGAATGTTTGTATTCAAGGCGAAGGCAAGTGCGATGGGAGGATTGATGTCGGCCACCGAAATACTTAACGAGCCCACAATTATCGCTACAGCTATACAGGTAAAACTTATTGGATCGGTAAAAACGTGGTATCTCAATGGATCTACCGACGACAATATCGGTACCTGGCAGGAGCAGCCATGCTTTGTTATAATCAACAAATTAAACAGTGAGCCTTATGCTAACCCTATTTATGGCACTGGTTGGAAATTTAATTGGGTAGAAACCGAAAGAAGGTCTATCCTTCCGTGTGCAGGGATCTTATCGGTTTATCTTCCGGGATGCGCAAATGTTGTGTGGAACGGGAAGACCGTGTTTACCGATTTGTTATACACAAATGTAATTGCCTTTCAAGAGGGTGAGTTCGCATCGGGTCTTACAGTTACAGGTCTGAATTCGAACCCGTACATTGATATAAAAGACGATGTCAAATTAATGCAAGGTACGATTCCGCAAAACTCGAATGCTCCGCTTATCTGGGGCGCGGGACTCTCCTATAACGCTGATCAGTTCAGCCAGGCCAGGCAATGGCATCTTGACGGTTCGTCGTATGTTTATGGATATGCTGAGTTAATATCAAGAATGCTCTTGTCGCTAAGGAGAAGGCCAATAACCGTGATGCAGTGCAACGCGATTGGTGTTTTTGTTGAGACCATTTACACGGAACTTAATCAGCCTGGTATTGAATATATTTTCACAGGTGGCTCACTGGAACTTCAAACCCGAAAGATTGATGGGCAATGGGTGGAACTGCTCAATTATGATTCAGAGATCGGGACGGTAAGCTCAAACGAAAGAGTTACCTCGTCAAATAATAGCACTTACCGCTCGTCTGGTACTGGTGAGAAAAGAATATATGGCACGGGGTCAGGAACGCCCAAACGTATCAATGATCTGGAGCAGGAAGTAACTATATCAAATGCGTTAAGAATTGAGGTTGATCAGGCAGATTTTGAGTCGAGCAAGCGCGTAGATGTTGGGCAGATTGTTAACCATACTATCAGCGAAATCATTGACAATGATGCGCTAAAAGACTACATCGGCAACAATGCCGGGAACGGTGGAATTCCCGATACCCGGACAATATTAATCTCAGGAGCTATTATGTGGGATACCGGGCTTACGTTCCAATCAACAAAGCTTGTCTACAAAATACTTGGAGATGATTACCAGGTATCACCACAGACCATCACACTCGATGCGGCAGATGCAGCATTGCCCAGGATCGATGTATTCTTTGTTGATACAAGCTCGGAAGTTAGGGTACTGAAGGGTATTCCCGCAGCCATCCCGGTTAAGCCGGAGCTCGGGGCTAATGATCTCGAGATAACACTGGCTTATATTCCGGCAGGTGCGACAGAGCCAGACCTTGATATTGAAACGGTTTATGATGAGCATACTGAATGGACGGCAGCCGAAACGCATGACGACAATATTACCGTCAATTTTGATGCGACGACAACACCGGTCACAGGGGTGAAGTGCCTTGAGGTTAAAATTACGGTACCTGACACTGTCATAGCCACACCGACGCATTATGTCGGAGAGCGATACCAGGGTGGAATTATCTTCTATCTGGCAGGAGGAGGAAAAACAGGGCTCATAGCATCCGAAAAATATGCTTCGGTTGGTGTTCAATACGGCGAGGAGCATTCATCAGGCCCTAATGCTATGGAGATCGGGGCAGGTCAGGCCAACACTGCCGCATTGATGGCGAACGCTTATAGTTCCACATGTGCCGCATATTACGCCGTCAATTATGAAGGTGGTGGCTTCAAGGATTGGTTTCTTGGATCACAGGCAGAAAACGCAGAGCTCCTTTTCAGAAAGTCATTATTCCCGAATTTTTCAGGCGCTATCTGGTCGTCTTCTGAAAAATCGGGTTCTGACGACTGGAAGAGAGCGTGGGCAAGTAATTTCGATAATAGCACATCCATTACACGCGATAAAACGAACTCGTTTAAGGTCGTGCCAATCCGCAAGTTTGATGATACTGTCGCCGTTGCCGGCATTCCGGTTGATGTTGTTACTCCATCCTCTACGGTAATCAATTTTGATGCTCCTACGCCCATCACAATGATCAATGGGATTGTGTCATTTTATCTGAAGTGCTCTGCTGAATGGCTGCCGAACACAGCGATCTCTATCCGCCTCTACAATGATGCGGAGCGTGTTGGTCGTCTTGTGATCAGTAAGAGTTCGGGCATGCACGGCTTCAATTCGGCTGATCCGGAGTGGCAATTGATCGCTGTCCCGGCCACGCTGTTTTCTATGACTTCGCTCACTGTTAATAAGGTGATGATTGCCCTGGTTAATAGCTGGCCGAATAACGTGACACTATCGGTTGACCGGCTACGGATTCAACATGACAGTAACCAAACGCCCGAGGTGATATTGACGCCTGGGGTTTACGGATCTACCACCAAACATGTGGTGATGACTGTAGATGAGCGGGGAGTTGTGAAGGGGATTAGTGAGGTGGAGCAGGAAGGATCGGGAGGCGAGCCAGTTGTTACAACAGACCTTGACTTCAAAAACTACAAGGGCATTCGCCTGGCTGATGGTACTGAAACCACTGACGCTGTAAATAGAGGACAATTAGATACGGCTGTATCGAATGCAATGAGCGGTGTTGGTAGTTCGATCCATGTGCCGGTTGCAAGTGTGGCAGTTGCCAAAGCAATAGCCGCAGCCGGAAGGCTGGACATGATGCTGATGCTCATTGAAACAATGGGATTGTACCGATTTGATTCGGATATCATTGCAGTTAGTAACGACACAACCGTAATACTTCCGGCTGACGTTTCGTCTGATACGCTACCAGGAAGATGGATTAAGATAAGTAGCTCGATCACCGATCATAACCTACTGAGCAATATCCTGGGTAATGGTGGATATCACTTATCACTGGCAGAGCGCGAGAAGCTATTGGGAATAAAGGGTATTGCGGAGCTAACTTCTGCCGACGCTTCTGTAATTATCAACGGGAATGATTTATCTGTAAAGCTTCTTGACCCAATTAAAAACATCACCCGTTCAATCTCCTTTAACGATACGGTCGCCACCATTTTCAGGGATTACTACAAAAACGATTTCAGGATTGCGGCAATCGACCTGAGAGGAATTTCAGGAGTGGAATGGTCAACGAATGGAAGCGCCTTTTCACCGGTCATGTTGCCGATGACAATAACTGGCAATTCTGACATCTATTGGAAGGTAACTTTTACCGGGGGTGCAACAACCGGCTTTATAAATATAACCGGATCGGACGCCACGGTGAGCCTCACAACAGCGGTGATGCGGTGCATTTCATTCAATGACCTGACATCTCCTGTTTGCCGGGATTATTTCAAAACCGCCTGCACAATATCGGTAATTGACAAACGATCAGTTACAGCTGCCGAATATTCTTTAGATGGGATTACTTTCTTACCCGCCAATTTACCACTCGCTATTGCAGCCAATTCTGACATCTATTGGAGAGCCACATTTGCCAACGGTGCAACCTCAGGATTTTTAAACATAACAGGAATTTTAAATTAGTACGATATGATAACAATTATTGGAATTGGAGAATATGACGAAAACAGACCTTTTCTTGACCAACCGGATGAAGCGGTGAAAGAATATCTGAACGAGAAAATTAACACATTCAACGACTCAACAGCCCTCACATGGGGCATTCATGGCAGGCCATATACTTACCAATATGTGGGTGAGGGAATCGTAATAGATTCTGCACGTACATACAAGGACGACAGTCCAAATTATTTTATTGAATCACAAACTTATACCTTAACCAATGGCAACATTTAACTGGCCTCCGAATCCGTATTTTGTTCCCACTGCATATGTATCGGTATTCGGACGTGATGATAATGATGGAACGGCAAACAAGCCTTACCGAACGCTTCAGAAATGTAAGGATGCGGGGAAAAAAGACATACAAATTGGGCCCGGAGTCTATCGCGAGGCACCTTACTTTACTGTTTTAGGGATAAACATATTTGGTGTCAATTATATAATAGACGGTTTTTTAACCGGAAATTATTTTGGTGGTGGTGGTGGTGGTGGTGGTGCCACACATCGAATACATTCTGCGGTCATGCTAAATAGCATGTTTCGGGACCAATTTCAGGTTACTGAATTCGATAAGTGTGTGTTGAAAAATTGTTCGCATTCTACTGGCGGCAGTTCAGGCATTAATGGCCCTAATAAAAATACAATATTTAGCAAAGCGATCGGGGTTATAAGTCTGGGATCTTATTATCAGACATTCCAGGGAGTTAAATGTACTTTTTATAAGTGCTCTATCCGACTCGTCGGTGGCTACTTTGACGCCATGGCAACATCTCTAATTTTTCATACTTGCGACATTGAAATTACATCAGACGTGCCGGTTAGATATGATTTGTTTTATAACTGCCGGTTTAAAATAGGTACGGAAACTATTTACTCATATCTAAATGGGGCGACAGATGCGGCAAAACTATTGGAGCTTAAGAGCCGTTATTCGGCTAAGTTTCCTACGGCTATTTATGGATTTGAAGGTTGTAAAATAACCGATCCGCTATTAAACAACCCGGAGCTTGATGACTTTACACTACAACCATTAAGCCCGGCGAAGAATGCCGGTTATGATGGAACTTATATAGGCGCAAAGGATGTAGGATACCCTACTTATGCATTTGCTAATGATTTGGGTAGGTCAAACTCCTTTTACAACGCTTCGAAATCTGTAAATGTAATTGTCGCTGATGATTCTATTACGCTGTTAAGAGATTCATCCGGCACAGCTATTGGCGGTGGCAACATCACTGAGAAGCCAAAGGATCTTCTAAAGATTCAGGAAATAAAAGGGAGTGGTGTAAGTTTTCTTGCCGCTGACAGAAACCGGGAGATGCCGACTTATGCACCAGCCATTGACCTAACTGCGCCCATAAGTGCAGGTACTGCACTAATTTCCGGAAGGGTCTATATTAATGAAATAGATACCGTTACCTATAACAACATTGTTTATCCAATTCGAAGCCGTATTTACACAATCGACACGAATTCATTTACAGGCCTCGGGAAGCTGTATCTTGTTAAAAACAATGCTCCTGTTAATACAAATCTAATTCGCTTTAAACAGTCGGTCAGCGGAACTAAAATATTGGCTGGGACAAATCTTACTGCAAATAGCTGGTACCGGGTTTATGATGACGTGGTGTCGTGGAATGGCTTAACTGTACCTGTTGGTGATGTAATTCAGGCAATAACAGGCAAGTTATCGTTCACTGGTTTTGGTTCATGTGTCGAGGAATTTAACGACGGTGATACCTGGAGCGAGTTTACCCTTAATGCACCAATTCTTGTCAGAAGGGTTGGAAACTTATATACTGGTGCAATTGATGTGGGGACGGATGGAAAAGCATTGTCGAACGGACACCCGGAGTACTATAGTGCGTTAAATACTGTGAGGCCGGAGTTTTCAGTGTTTGCCCGCTACGTACAGGTCAAACATTACCTTAGTGTTGTGGAGGCAAAATAATGGATATAGCTATAAACATCGCTCCCGGACAACGGTATATTGTAATTAATGACAGCCTAACCTATAATGCCGTTGTGCAGACTGTGGGAAGTGAATTTGTTGGTATGGTTGGCGTTACCACCTATACCGGTACCGGCGCTGCATGTGAAATATTACAGGTGAACGCTTCAGGTATTGAGGCTTATCTGCTCGAAGATCCCGCCTACCCTGAAAGATTAATGGTTAACGAAAGTTTTTTGGAAATCATCAAAAACACGGCTGATGTTATCTTCCCGGAAAAGCTTACCCTATTTTCAAGCAGCTTGGAGTATGGCGGATACAAGAAGGCGGTTCAGCCACAGATTGTGTATTGCAGGAATTGAAAAAGGGAGTTTAAAATATAGGGGGTAAAAGAAAGCCCCCGGTCGATAGTAGTCATCTCAACTACATACTATCAAAAATGCGGATTAGCGCAAACCGGAGGCTTAATGTCTTCAGTTCGCTAATTCGCATTTTTTGTATGTAGTTGAGATTGCAAAAGTAAGGTTTAATTATCATTTAAATAGGTTTTAATCATGGAGAAAAAGTTCAATTACAAGTCGCAGTACGGCGTTATCGTTATCTGCGCAGATGAGAGTGAGCAGGAGGCTGTTTATGAGCGCCTCAGAAAAGAAGGTTTAATACTTAAAATTGTTTGTGTATGAAAATTGAGGTAAAACATCGATGTAGTGACTATGACAGCTACAGAGCGATGCGTGTAAAAAGCCTTTTCAACGCCGAAAATGGGTGCAACTGGGAGCATGTTGCAGAGTTACCCATTGAGGAGATGGAGTGGAAGGTCGGGTTAATTGTTGGTCCGTCAGGGTCGGGTAAGACAAGCCTGGGGAGTAAAATATTCAATGAGCCCATTCATGACTTGTATAAGGGATGGGACAAAACAAAGCCTATTGTTGATTGTATTGCTCCGGATGGCGACTTTAATGCTGTGACGGGCGCCCTCTCAGCCGTTGGGCTGGGTGATGTACCCGCGTGGCTAAGACCGTTTAACGTCTTAAGTAACGGGGAGAAGTTCAGGGCGGGATTAGCCAGGCTAATTTGTGACCGTCCGGAACGTGTTGTGGTGGATGAGTTCACGAGCGTTATCGACCGGCAGATTGCTAAAGTAGGAGCTGAAGCTTTTGCGAAGTCGTGGCGCAAAGGCACCGGCCAGGTGGTATTATTATCGTGTCACCACGATATTATTGATTGGCTGCAACCCGATTGGATATACTTAACGGATGAGGCGCGATTCGCTCGCGGATGTCTTTGGCAACGCTCAAGACTCGACCTTCAGATTTATAAAGTCTCGGGAAGTGTATTCCGACATTTTAAGCCACATTATTATTTAGATCTACCTCTCCCGGTTGCCGGGGAGTACTTCGTTGGGATTATTGATGGTGAGCCGGTCGCTCATTTAGCCGTCTGCCCATTATTCACAGCAAACGCATATAGGGCTACACGGCTGGTAGTAATGCCGGAGTGGCAGGGAATAGGCGTTGGAACCAAGTTTTTAAACGCTGTTTGTGAGTACCACCTTCAGGGTCGCGGCAGATGTGGGAAAGAGCTCCCGACGTTCTTCCATACCAGTCACCCGCAGTTATGTGGAGCGTTAAGGCACTCTAAAAAATGGATTCAGGCAAGTGCCAGGCTGTACGGACAGAATAAGACGCAGAGCCACGGGTCTCTTACAAGGTCGGCTGCCCGAAAGGGCGAAACGGTGAAAGGTGCAGGGTATGGAGGTCATTTCAGGGCAGTACAAGGCTTTAAGTATGTGGGAGGTGCCTCATGAGGATTAATATACTTGGAGAAGCCGGGACACCTGCTTACACTGCCTGCTGGCAGCTGATAGTAGAGCGCAACCATTATCTATCGGCGGATAATCCACACCTGGTAATAGCGCCGCTTTTAACGCGATTTCTGACTGCCGATGATATCAGGGTGCCGGAGATCGGAACGCTTATTTTTCATCCTTCACCCTTGCCATATGGCCGAGGAGCCAGCGCAATAAGGTATGCGTACCGGAGGAAGGAGCCCATTACCGCCGCAACGTGGTTCTGGGCGGACGCTGGCATTGATAGCGGCGATATTTGTGAGCAGGAGATCATCGGCATTGATCATACCAGGAGACCGAGAGAGTTCTATGAGCTCCACATTATACCCGCAATGATCAGGACTCTCGATCGGGCGTTGGAGGGTATTGAGGAGGGACATGCGAGGCGAGTGCCTCAAATGCATGAGTATGCGTCGTATGACAAGAAGTTGTAATGAAAAAGGCGGGGCTGTTAGCTCCGCCTTTAATTTGTGTGTGCGATTTTTAAAGACAATTCGTTTTATATTTGCGTATGAATCGTTTTCGCGGTTATATACAAGGCATAATGAGCCTGTGTAGAGACAAGGCATGCCTTGTCTCTACACAGGCTCAAAAAATTAAACAATGACTCATTATTGGCAAATTCTATTGCAAGGAATAAAAATTAGGGATTTTATTTTCTAAATTTTATCTTTATATCCGATATAGGGTGTAACATGAATAATTTGCCAATAGAATATGGGTGACAGATTTATGAACAAATATCGGATACCTTCAGCGCGGTTGCAGAATTGGGATTACGGATGGAATGGAATTTATTATATCACGATCTGCACCGAAGGAAGGGATAATTACTTTGGAAAAATATTGAATGGGGTGATGGAATTGTCAGAAATAGGTCAGTTGGCCCATAAATTTTGGTTCGAAATTCCAGACCATTTCCCTTTTGTTTTTTTAGATTCATTTGTCGTAATGCCTAACCATATTCATGGTATTTTGATTCTCGATAAAAATGAAGGTATGGAAGATTCTCACGATTTTACTGTTGATCAGGATTTAAATTCTGAAGTCAATTTTATTACACCTGGTCAGCAACGTTTTAGAAATCAGGGAAAGAATAGTGTCTCATCCATTGTTGGTTCGTATAAATCGGCTGTAACAAAACTGGCACATCAGATAAATTCAAGCTTCGGTTGGCAGGCAAGATTTTACGACCATATTGTGCAATCGGATCAGGAATTTAATATGATCCGGCAATATATCGATGATAATCCCGCAAATTGGGGAAAGGATAAATATTTTAGTAAGGTTTGATGCCTACGTAGAGACAAGGCATGCCTTGTCTCTTACTCCTTTTAAATTCCTTATTTATTTTATTTTAACAAGCCTTGTCTGATTTCTTTCAACATGCCTTGTCTCTTATTTTTTTTAAATGCCTTATTTATTTTATTTTAACAAGCCTTGTCTGGTTTCATTTAAATGCCTTATCTATTTTATTTCAACAAGCCTTGTCTATTTTTAAATGCATTACCTTATACCTTTTAATATGCCTTGTCTGATTTTATTTAAATCGAAACAAAGTGTTGTGATGCAAGGTTTAGAGACAAGGCATGCCTTGTCTCTACGCAGGTTCAAAAATTTATTTTCATTTTTTTTCAAAAATAGTTGGAAATCTGAATTGAATAGTTTTATATTTGCACTGTGTTAGTAACGTAGTACACTAAAGCAATAAATATTCAACTTATGATTCAGATTAAAGACCTTCATTTTGGTTATCCCCGGCAGCAAGCGCTCTTCAACAGCTTGTCGGTGCACCTCGAAGCAGGAAGCATCACCGGA